TAAAACCAAAACGCGCGTGCGCGTGTGCGCCGCGCGCGTCGCCCGCTTGCGTGGTTTCCCATTCCCATCCCTTTACTTAGTTAAGTAAAGGGTGGGGAATGGGGAAACGGGCTTTGCGGTGGGAATCGCATCATTTTGTGCCGTGTGTGTATTTGGCCGTCAGCGGGTCTTTTATCAGATACCCTGCCTCGATGCACTCATGGAATATCTCACTGATGCGCCGGTTGCTTGATACGCCCTGCTGCTTCAGGTAGTTGGCAAGGTCGGTGTATCGTTCCGGCTTGTCGCTCCAGGGATAGTCCTTGAAGGGGTCATCCTTGATACCGCCGTATTCATCGCCAGTGTAATCGTTGACAATATCCTCGATGGCTTCTGCCGCCGTTTTCGCGGCGAACACGGCCTTTTCTATCACCGTCTGGGATAATTCATCACCTCGCTGAACGTGTGCTGCGAGAATGCCCGTAACGATGTAACTCAGCTGTGAGAATGTCGGTGCTTGTTTCTTAGTCATTATTTTGTCGATTTGAAATGTGATATACCGTCTCTTCGTCTTAATCCCTGACGCTCATTGTTGACGGTTCGTTTCTTCCTTAGTTTCAAACATTCGAGGCAATAGCTTCGGTGCTTGTCTTTCTTGGTCTTGTCAATCCCAAACTCTTCGATAGGCTTGATGCAACCGCAATCAGAACATTGCTTGAACTCTACCTGAATATATGTCATTTTATCACGGCTTCTTCGCTGTGATTTCTTGTCGCATTCTTTACAGGTTGTTCGCAAACCGTCTTTTGCATGCGAATCTCTTGAGAATGCCCACAACGGTTTAGTTTCTCCGCAGATTCCACACTTTTTAGATTGTTTGCATCTACCCTTCGACATTCGTGTTACTGCTCCAAATAAGTCCATAGCTTAAAAATCTGGTTCTTTGTTATCTGGTTTATCAAACGGCAGGTCTTCGGCCTGGTCGTTTGGCACGGGTTTCATGTCGGGGTTGAAGTGGTATTTAGGCCGCTGCTTGTCGCCCGACTTGTAGAGCATCTTCGTCTCGAGTCCGATGTCTATCAGTGTCGTGCGTCGGCGGTTGGAAGTCACGCCCTGCTGCGTCAGCCCTCTGTCGAGGTCTGAACGGCTCATGCCAGATGATTCCCACGTCAGACGAGAGAAACGCTCGTAGGCTTCCGTCTCTGCCTGTTGCCGTTTCACGTCGGCTGGATTGATAACGGTCGCGCCGTTGTCCTCAATCTCCACGGGCTGGCCCCAACCTCCGGCGTTGGTGACGTACTGGAATAGCCAGTCGGCCACGTCCTTGCCACGCGCCTTGTTCTGCTTCACACGGAAGTAGATGTCTGGCAGGTCGGGTCGCTGCTCGTTGGGCTTCAAGTCGCATTGCTTAATCTTGATGACGGTGAATATCTCCGACACCTTGCGCTGGGTGATAGAGCCCAACGTACCGACCAACTTGTCAACCATCGGATTCTCATGCAACACCGCCCACAGGCTTGTGTCGTAATGCGTCGCCAGCATCATGCACTTGCGGATGATGGGCTGGCACTCCACTTGGTCGTTGTAGTCTTCCACAATATCAAGCATACCGTCCAGGAAGATGTCGGTCGGTCCTACCTGCCAAATGGCTTTCAGTATCTTGCGCCATCGTTCTTTCGCCGTCTCTGTGTCGCGCAGTCGCAGGATGAAGAAATGCTCCTTGGCCTGTTGCGGGTCGATGCCCGACATAGAGATGACGCGGTTCTTGAAGGCGATGGTATCGTCCTTGCCCTGCTCCGTGTCGATGTGCAGTATGCGCGTCGGTCGCGGCTGATAGATGGGGCGGTTCGTGTCGTCGTTGATGATGTTGCCCTCGTCGTCGCGCTGGATGTGCCCCACCTGTCGGCAGATGGTCTTGCCGAACTGCCCTCCGAGTGTGGCCGCTTCCAGTTGGCTCATGAGTCCCGTCTTGCCGTTGCCTGGCTTTCCGCTGATGATGTGCAGCTCGCCCACGTCGGCAAACGGCACACCCTCGCGCTCCATCGTGTATCGCGGCGGTCGGTAGGGCTCGTCAAAGTCGAGAAAGTCGCCGCTGATGTCCACCGGCATCCAATCGTCGCCCTTCAGGAAGTCTGGCTGCGGCGGTGCAGCTGTCTGCTCTCCCGGCAGTGGTATTTTGTTCTGTTGTTCGCTCATAGTTGCTTGTTCTTATGCGTCGCGCTGAAACGTGAAGCCGTCCTTGATGCAGTTGGCCTCGAACTTCGCGCTGCGCTGTGTCTCGTCGTCGTAGTAGATGACGTATCGGCCTGGCTGACCCTCCGAGCAGTCCATGTCGAGCAGGTAGCCGCGCTTCAGGGCGTTGCATCGGTGGTGCAACTGGCTACGTGTGTATGGATTCAGTACCACCACCTTCAGGCTCGTCTTGCGCTCGAGTCCGTAGATGATGCGTCGCTTCTCCTTGCTGATCATTTCCTTGCGGTTCTCGCTGCGTTTCTTCAGCGAGGCTTTCCACTTCCTTGGGTGCTTCCGTTTGGCGGTGTCCTGTGGCAGTTCTCGCAGTCCTGCGCGAACCTCTTCCCACCGTCGGCGGTTGCCCTCCAGCGTTGCCTCGCTGGGTGCGTGACCTCGCTTGCGGTCGTAGCAGCCGTTGCGCTCGTTGGTCTTGGCCATCGCCTTCGTCTGCCGCCGCTTGATAGCCCGCCAACCCTCATCGCTCTTGGTGAGGTGGAGTTCACGGGCGAAGCAGTGGAGCTTGTAGAGACTGATGCCCATTGCCTTCGCCAGCCGCTTGTTCTCGATGGTGGGGAACCACTGGCAGAGCCACTCGCGCTGCTCGTCGTTGAGCACCCGGCGGTGTACCTTGCCACGGGTCATTTCAGTCTGTCCTGGGTATGGTGTCATATTCGTCTGTCATTCTTAAAAAGTCCTTGGTGCGGATATGCTCAAATAGGTGCATCTGGCTCGGCATCGTCGAGACCCAGCGGATGAGTTGCCGCGTCTTCAGTTCGTCGGTGCCCGTGCGGTCTTCCACCATCAGGATGAAGTTCTTCCACCAGTCGCTCTCCGTGGCCAGGTCGTCGTCGCGCTCCGAGTGTCGGGTGTCGCGTGTGGCCCGCTGTGCCCATTTGCGTGAAGCCTTGACCAGCTTCCGCAGTTCCTTGAAGTAGGAGCGGTCGCGGTCGTCGAGTGGAGTCTTCACCTTGGCCAGCAGGTCGTCGATGTCGAGCAGCATGCTGTCTATCACGTCGGCCAGCACCGTCGTCAAGTCCATCATCACGGCCACCGTCTCGATGTGGCGGTGCAGTTCCTCGCGGGTAAGTCCCGTGGCCTGAATGAGGTGCAGTGCGTCGATGATGGTGTCCCACTGCTTGCGTGTCTCGTCGGTCATCGCTTCCAGTTGTTATTCATCAATTGCGGGTGCTGGTTCGGCATCCCGTTGCGTTGATGCTCAGAGAGCCACCCTGTCGGGCGACTCTCCGGGAAATAGTCAGAACGGCAGGTCATCGGTTTTATCGTTGTTTATAGGATTGCCGTTTGCGTCTACTTTCGGGGGAAATGGGCCTTGCTGCTGTCCTTGGTTCGGCTGTGCCTGCTGTTGTCCCACTGCCTGAGTGTTCGCCTGCTGAGCGGGCTGATTCGAGGGCTGTGGGTTTTTCGATGCACTTGCTCCAATGAATGTCACAGCGTCGAGTCGCGTCTCGTTGAACCAACGGCCATTGTACTCATGGGCTTCGATGTGGAAGCGCACGCGCACCTCGTCGTTTGGTTGCAGATTGAACTGCTTGATCCTGTCTTCACCGAAGACCCGCATCACGATATACGATGGGTTTGTCTGATTCGGGAACCAATAGTATGCCATCACATATTCCTGTGACATCCACGGGTTGCCGGTTGTTTGGCTGACACCGCTTGCCGCTGGCATCACCACCGAGATTTTTCCTTCTAATTCCATATTTTTAATATATTGATGATTGAATTGCTTTACGGTTCTCACTGCGGCTGATGCCTTCTTCCGTCTGGCGGTCAAAGACCGCCTTGCGGCTGTCGATGTCGCGCACTCTCGCCGCCCTCATGTGGCGGTCGAACTTGTCATCCTCTACCAACTTGCGCTGGCGGGATGCTTTGATTGATTCTTGATGTGTCATAATGATAGATAAAAAACTTTGCTACGCTTCGCTGGTCTTTACTTCGCTTTGCTGGACTCGGCTCGTCTACGCTTAGTTTGGATATAACCGTGCTCAACTTTACTAAACTGCGCTGTACTTAACCACGCCAGGCTACGTTAGAATAATATTTTGCCATACTACGCTTTACTGCGCTGCGTTTGAATATAACTTTGCTATACTCAACTTCGCTACGGTAGGCTCCGCTTATCCAGACTAAACTACGCTATTTTATTTCTTCAATCGAATATCTTCCGTAGCACTGCCGATACGTCCCGATGCCGTACCGCAGTCCGGCATTCACCATCGCATTCCAAACCTCGCCTTTGTTTAATTGTGTCTCGTCGAAGTGCAACTCGTCATCCAGACTCCACTCGGGGATAATCATGCGAGCCGTCACAATCTTCGATTTCATAATGCCGACTGGTCGAATGTCCACGTACTTCTCGGCGTGGTCATTCCACAATTCTTCGGGCGTGCAACCGTTATCGGCAAACTTCAGGATGCCGTCATTGAATACGAACACGCTGCGCTGGAACTTTGCGCCCAGCTTGTTCTCCTTGGCTCCTGCCTCGAAACTCTTGGCAATCATGTTTGCCGGAAGGAAATACTGCCCCTTGTTGTTCCAATAGCACGATGCCAGGAACTTCAGATGGAATATTTCGTTCTGGTCATCGTCAGTCTTCTTGCGCTTCGATGTCAACTCGGCAATAGCCTTGGTGAACTCATTCATCGGATTAACCGTCTGTGGGTTGTTGAGCATGAGGGGACAGGTGCCAGTCATGCGGAATTTAATACTCTTCATAGTTGCTTGAATGTTATTATTTAATGTTAGGATTGTTCAGCATCGCATGTTTCATCAGGATTTCCTCAACGTTCATGCCGTAGGCGAGGTGGTGACTCTCGATGAACATATCGAGTCTCTGGGCGACGGACTTGCCAAATCCGCGTGTCTTCTCATATACTTTGCGGGTATGTATCAGTGCGTCGCCCACGGTGGCGTTGCTCGAGCCTCCCACCATCTTCATAATGGAGAGCATGCGAGTTGGCAGTCCTGTCTTGTCGATGGTCAGCGGAAGCATAAGGGCATCGTAGACGGCATCCGAATAGGGGATGGTCGCCGTCGGCTCGATGGGCTTGCGCTTGGATTTCTGTGCGAGGTCGCCTTGGGTGATGTGCATCGTCGTTTTCGGGGCTTTCGCCTTTGGCAGCACGTCGCCGTGGGTGACAATCTTGCTTTCGTCCTTCGGCTGCTTCTTATCATCCACTGGCTTCTCGGCAGAGAGGAACAGGGCGAGTTTCTCCGTGGTGTCGGTCAGTTTCTTCGAGGTGATGACGAGTTGGTTCTTCAGCATGGCGATGGTGCTGGCATCCTTGGTGCGACTCTGCTGTAGGGTTTCCAATTGTGCCGTCAGCCTTGCGGCCTCCTGTATAGCGTCGCCCTCCTTCGGCCATGTGGCACAGGCTGTCATGAGGTCGGTGATGGTATCGCGGTCGAGCCAGTCTGTCTTGTGGAGTCCTATGTGGACGAAAATGCCCTCCAGCAGTTCCTGTAGTGTAAAGTACATGTAGCCCTTGCCGTCCACGTCGAGGGAATAGCCTTTTGGCAGCGTCTGTACGCTTACCTTCATCAGTTGTTTCTTAGCCATATTATTTCTTGCTATTCTGTTTGTTGGGTTTCTTTTTGTATTTGGTCTGGTCGCCTCCGCGCCGCTCTATCATTTCGATGCCGTGACGCTTCAGCCGTTCCTTGGCCTCGTGCCGTGCTTCGGGCGACTTGGACAGTCGCAGGGCTTTGGCGATGGTTCTAACCATGTTAGTGGGTATGCCCAGATTTTCGGCTATGTCGCCGTCGATGCCGATGGGGTATTCATTGATCAGCGTGAAGAGCACATCAAAGGAAGCATCCGTGACTTCTACCGGGTCTCCGTCGGTCTCATCCTCATAGATGCGCCTGTTTCTGCCACAGACGATGTCGGTCACGGACTTCAACCGCCACTCCAGTTCGTCGATTTCCTTCTGATGAGCCTCGTGCTCCTTGGCGAGTTTGGATTCCAGCCGACGGATCTTGCTTATCAAGATGTCGTCACTCGGCTGCTGCTCGTCTCGCTCTTTGATGGCTTGCCGGAGTTTTTCATTCTCCCTTTTCAGGTTGGCATTTTCAGCAGTTAGGCTTGGACTGTTGTAGAATATCTTGCGGTCTTTATACACCACCCTGTCCTTATACACCACGCGGTCGCGATAGATCACACTCTGCTTCTGCTGCTGGATGATCCGATTGATAACGCCGCCACTTTGCTTGCAGTCGCCTTGCACCTCCATCGTGTTCACCACGCCACCGTGCATATAGACATCGCCCATGCACGTCACATGCTGAACGACTCCGCCATGAATGTGCAAGTCGTCCATCGTCACTTGCTCTGCCATACGCTTAAAGACTACCAGCCAGTCCCAGTATTATTAGGAATGCCACCAGTCCGATGTGAGTATAAACCACTTCGGCATTCGTAAACGTCTCACCAGCGATTGCCGAGAACGTCATGTTGTTCCGGCTCATCCATTTCGAAAATTTCTCTTTCATAATCATTCGGTTTTAGTTGTTATACTTGGGAATTGGAAAATCTCGCCGCACTCCAGGCAAAACGCCTCGGAGTCGTACAGGCAGAGGTTGTCTGCCGTTGCCCCGCAAGCAGGGCAGTGAATATCTGTCATCTTCATGTCGCCGTAGCCGGACTCGAACCGGCACTGTCAGTCTGAAGGCCTTCTGACTGGATGTGCCATCATTACACTATACGACAATAGAAAGACACCGACCCGACTGCGCCACCCCGTCGGCAAACATCCGCGCTGATGTCGGTGTATAGAGATAAATAGTTCTTTTCATACCTTACTGCCGATTGCTCGGCAGCAAAACCAGCCTGACGTCGTTCAGATCGGGTCATGGATTGTTAGTCTCGCCTCCCCTATCCCGCCTTGGGCTGGATATTTTTCTTGTCTCAGTATGTCAAAGAACCATTTCCCCTTTCATCGCGGAAGGTGAGGGATTCGAACCCCCGAGCCATAGCTGACCTACTCCTTAGCAGGGAGTTGCCTTACCACTCAGCCAACCTTCCTTAATGTCTCTGTTGCTTCGTTTTCAGGCATCATGCCTATGTTTGTGGGGTAAGCAGGAATCGAACCCGCGCCTCGCCTCGCATCTTCACCTTTTCCGGCTTCTGCTCTCAGCACCTTTCCACTCGGCCATTACCCCTTACCTTGTCTTACCCTTGTCTTACCTTGCTGTTGTTCAGTGTGCTGCGGTATCTCCGCAGCATCCTCCCCTACTTCACTTGCAGGCTCTTAATCCTGCCGTCCATCATCATCTCCTGAATCTCATGCAGCGGATAGAGCCAGCTGCCCGAATGTCTCCTGCCCTGATCATCCGTCCATTCCACCCGTGTCCGATTGAAGCACGAGCCGTTACGCTTCAGCCAGTTCGGATTCAGCGTCTCGATATGCTGCGCCAGCGTCTCAGCCGTCACCCATTTCTCAGAGTACTGCTTGAATGCTCTGCGCACCACGTCGAGTATCTTCACCTCCAGTTGCTTCCAGTTCATAGTCCTGCTTATTTCAACCTCTTATAAGCAATCGTCAACCGTTCTCCAGTCTCCACTCGCTCGAACTCCATACCCTCCAGCCGCTTCAGCGTAGCGAACTGAACCCTGGCACTCTCCACGGCCTTCTCATTCGGCAAAACAAACACGCCCATCTGCCCTACGCTGATGGCCCTGATGTCGTCTCGTGTTACTCTGTCTGTTACCATGTTGTTTCTTAATTTTACTTAATTAATTACTCGCTTTGTAACAACTTGGCAGAAAAAGCCGTATATTTGCAATCCGACACCCTCGCAAAGTGTTCGCAAATTGGCGGTTTACCGCTTCAAAAAGACGGCCTCCCGTCTGACGGCTATTTTCATGCCTCGTTGTAGTGTTAATTACTTACGGGTGCAAAGATACAAACTTAATTGGAAACTCAAGACAATATTGGGTAATTTCGGTTAAGATTTAAGAATTATTAAGGTTAGGAATGGCTAATTGTGGATAATTATGGACAAGAAACTAAAAAATGAGTTGTTCAGAGTTGCCGTCGATTATCTTTTCAACGAAAAGAAAGTCGGTAGCCAGAAAGAATTGGCTGAGAAAATAGGTATCACCGAGCAATCACTGTCTCGCGTGATGAACGGAGGCCGCACCGTCTCCGACAAGACCCTGCGTTTAATGAATGAAGCATTCGGCGGCATCTTCAATATGGCCTACTTCCGTGGTGAAGACCCTCACTGCATGCTTATGGAAGATTTGCTCTACTACAAAAAGCACCCAGAAGAGCGTCTTGTCTTTGCGAAAAAAGAAAATGTGCCGCAGTCTGAGCCTGTCCAGCCTTTGTCACAAGACGCTACCTTGATAATGTCGAAGATGTTCGAGTCGATGCTGAAGCCTATCGAGGCCGCACATGCCCAGCAGATCGCCGCCCTGAATCAGCAGATTGCCGACAAACAATCCATCATCGACCTCCAGGCCGACAAAATCAAGTCGCAGTCCGACGAAATCGCCAGCCTACAAAAACTCATTGCCGATTTTCGCTCTATGCCGACATCTACCAATATTGAAGATGTCTTGGAGAAATACCCCTTCGTCATCGGCGTTTCCGACCACCCCGACACCACCCGCGCACAGATATGAACATCTTTATAATAATAGCATTAACCGTGATAATCTTGGAGAAACTTGCCAATGTTTCCCCACCACAATACCATGAAGCACGGTTAACCTATTACTATACAATCAATTACGCCAACTATCGCATAATCCCAAACGGATCACTTCGAGGAACGTCGGGATTATGCAAAAAATCGCGGCATCCGCCTTAGATAAAGGGTTATCTTTAAATCGGGAGAAAATAATGAAAAGTGCAAACGCGGGCAAAATGGGGCAAAAATGACGGGATGTTTCCCCGAGTGTTTCCCACCCCGCCGGAATGGTGGGGAAACAGCCTGGTAAAACAATAAAAAATGAAGATTACAGATGCAATAGTATGGGATCACCGGGGACGGGTGCCAGACGGAAGCAACGGACAGCTGGAGGTGCGCGTGACGGTGAACAGGAAATCATATTACTTCGGCACTGGAGTTAGGTGCCGGAAGTCGGAGTTCGTGGCGGGCAGGGTTGTAAACTGTTCTGGGGCGAACGGCATGAATGAGCGGCTTGGGATAGTGTATAATAAGGTACTCGCGCTTATCAATGCGTGCGTGGACGCGGGCGAACCTATCAATACCGAAGAGATACGGCGGCAGGTGTGGCAGACGGTGGAGGCGCAGTCGGACGAGCCTGTGTTCATGGACTGGCTGGCAGAGCAGGTGCCGGTGCTGAGTGTGTCGGATGGCACGCGGAAGCATTACGATCCGCTGCTTACGAGGCTGGAGGCTTTCGGACGGATGAAGCGGTGGCAGGACGTGACGGTGGAGAATATCATGGGCTTCGATGCGTACCTGCACACAATTACGAAGCCACAGAGTGATGCCGCCGTCCGTCGTGGGAAGAAGGCCGAGCGGCTGAGCGACGGGGGAATATACAACTATCACAAATGCCTGAAGGCTCTGCTCAATCGGGCATTCAAGGTCGGGAAAATAGACTTGAATCCTTATGACCGTTTGAGGGGGCAGTTCAAGCGTGGCGAGAAGCAATCGACGGAGTATCTGACGGAGGATGAGATGCAGCGGTTCGAGCGACTGCAGGTGCAGAAGGGTTCAGTGCTGGAGGTGGTGCGCGACCTGTTTGTTTTTCAAATGTACACGGGCCTTCCTTACTCGGATATGCAGGCGTTCGACATCGGCGACTACAAGTGGGACGGGAAGGTGTGGCAGCACGTCGGGGAGAGAATCAAGACCGGCGTGCCGTATGTGTCGCAGCTGCTGCCTCCGGCGGTCAGGGTGCTGGAGCGGTACGACTGGAAAATTCCGAGATTGAGCAATGCCGACTATAACCGGCACCTGAAGAGTCTGGGGGTGATGGCGGAGATAGCCACGCCTATGCACTCACACCTGGCACGGCATACATTCGCCACGTATATGCTCCGAAACGGGGCGAAGATTGAGAATGTGAGCAGAATGCTGGGGCATACGAATATTACGCAGACACAAAGGTATGCGAAGGTGCTGGCGGAGTCGGTGCATGAGGACTTCGACATGGTGGCGGAGAAGATGGGGACTGCTGAGATACCGCAGTGTACTGGACGGGAACGGAAAACGATAATTAAAAACTTATGACTATGTGGATATTATTTATTATTTTTGCGATTGTGGTGGTGGCAATATGTGTTTATGCCGGTAGCAAGAATGCGGAGAGCTATGAAGTGACGCATGCGAAGGCGACGCTAAATATGTACGGCGAACAGTCTGCTGATGATACATTTGACCTGGCATCCGAGACTGAGCGGATGAAACGACTGGCGGAAGCGATGATACAGGCAAAGGCCGCGGGGCATGATGATGACTACGAAGCCATGCTTGACGGCACGTATAGAGGCCCGCTGCCGGAGCCACGAGACGATGGCGGCTACCTGAGTATCTATGACGACCTGCGCATCCTGAAGATTGCGGGTATCAACTATCGGCAGGGCATCATCCGATATACTGGCCGCGTGATGGCTGCCCTGGTTCCGGAACCTCAGAACGAGTTCGACCACGATGCCATCAAGATTGTTGCAGAAGACCGCCACCACCTCGGCTATATCCCGACGTATCAGACGGACTTTGTTCGTTCGCTGACGGATGAATCGTTTCCGTACCGATGCGAGTGTCATATCTATCAGGCCGAGGATGAAGACGACGGGCATAAGTTTTTCTACGGCTTCGTCTATATTAAACAGAAGGATCAGGGGGAGTGATGTGTGCTTCCCTACCCTTAAATATATTAACTATAAAAACATTAGGACTATGAAAAAGATGATGACTTGTGCCCTGTCGGCGGCCTTGTTGCTGACTGTTTCCTGCGGGAAGAGTGACGTGGAGGATGACGCATCCCTGGCCGTCAGTATGGATTTCGAGGACTGGAAGCCGAGCAAGACATTCACGTTCTCCTTCGACGGAACCGTGACGGGATGCGCCCGGACACGCGCCACCCTTGCGGAACTGGGAGTCACGGATCTCTGGCTGTTTGACTATGTGGACGGGCAGATGGTGCAGACTGTCCATAAGGCCGATGGGTTCGGCGACGTGACGGCATCCCTCTGCTATGGCGCACACACGCTCTGCTTCGTGGCCTCGCGCGGCTCTGAGCCGACGGTTGATGTCCCGGACATATCGTGGGCGAAGCCGTCGGACACGTTCTGGGCGGCTGTTCCAATGGATGTGCGGCCCTCCACGCCGGCCTCACAGGCTGTCACGCTCAGACGTGTCGCCACAAGGCTCCGCGTCAGCGTCAGTGACGAGATTACGGCGGACATGAGACGGATTGATGTGGAGCCTGCGTTGTGGTATTATGGCATCGACGTTCGAACTGGCGACGGAACGGATGCGCGGCGGCAGGTGCGGACTGTGGACATCCCCGCGTCGTATGCCGGGACAAGGGGACAGCTCACGGCCTCATTCTTCGGGCTGTCACCGTCGGACGGCTGGCAGACGGATGTGCATGTCAGGGTGACGGACGCCGACGGTGCTGTGATAGGCAGCGTGTCTCTGCCATCAGTCAGGTTCGGGCAGAATATGACGACGGCGTGCTCCGGCGGCATGCTTGGCACGCAGGGCGGCTTCACGGTGGCGGCTGACGACGTGTGGCTGGATGAGAATGTCGTGGAGTGGTGAACGGGAAGCGGGACGGCGTGTGTGTCGTCCCGCTACCCGTTCTGGCTGTTGATGGCGTCCATCTCGGCCTGCATCTGCCTGACCTCATCCACCGCTATCGGCAGGGCCTCGGACTTGTCCCATGGGAACTCGATGAGGTCGGATGGTTTGTTGATGTGCGCCTGCTGCATGCCTTTCGATCCGACCTGGGCGGTCATGATGTTGTATGTCTGCCAGCGTGTCGCGCTCCAGAGGTTGCGGTGGCGGTTGTTGTAGCCACGCACGATGGCATGCACCTCCCACCAGCGCAGTTCGTGGTAGAACTCATGTCGGCTGATGCCTATCTCGCCCACGAGCAGCTGGAACAGCTCGTGGACGGTGGTCAGTTTTTTGCTGGCTCTCCTTCAGACGGCTGTGGTGCTTCCTTACCCTTTGCGACCTCCGGGACGTGGAAGAACTCAGAGGCGAGCTGCATCACAACGACGTATGCCTCCGCTATCTGCTTGTATGCCTCCAAGTCTTCCTTGCCGCGCAGATCCTCGACGGTCAGCGCGGTACTGTCGTCTGCGGCGACTGCCGCGGCGATGATGATGGCGATGCGGTTCTTGATGGTGTCGAGATTTTCGCCGAAGAACGGCTTGCCGGTGATCTCCTCGAAGTTGGAGAGGGTGGCGAGCGTGAAGATGACGGGGTACTGATGCCCGTCCACGGTGATTATTTCTTGCGTCATAGTGCTTGATGTTTAATTGAGTATTATTGTCGCCCGATGCGACTCGGGCGACAATGTTATGTGAGTGAGCCGGGCACCAGCGGCCCGTAGCCGTTAATTGTACCACTATAAGTGCTTTGTTGTGACACCTGCCCGGTTGCCTGGATGTTGGTGAGCTTGCCCTGACCAGAGCAAATGACGATGCCCATCGTGCGGTTCTGCTCGCCGCTGGCGAGGGCTATCTTCCAGTTGATGATTTCGTCGTTCACCTTGCCTTCCATGTCGGCGAAGGTCTTGCCGGTGTCCGTGCCGCTGGCGACGAGGGCAGAGAAGTTGATGTCGTAGGTGCGGCCCGTCACATCGTTCTCGTCCCACACGGCACCCGTGGAGTCTGTGGTGTCCTTCGTCGTGCTGTTCTCTGTCTGGGCTGAGCCATGCAGACTGAGTTCGGTACTCATGGCGATCACCTTGTCCGTGCCGCCCTCGGTGATGAAGAGTCTGAGATGTTGTCCTTTATCCATAGTCGTAATGTTTTAGAGGGTTATGCCAAGGCACCGCTGCCCATATACTGGCGCGTCACCTGAATGTTGGTGCGGTTGTTGGCTTGGATGGTAAAGTCATTGAGAATGGCCTGGCCCGAGCGGGCGAAGGCGGCGTTGTTGGGTGTGCGGTTCTGAGAGCCTGCTACTTCCTTGGTCTCATCCCAGCCGACGGTCACTTTCTCGTCGCTGACGAACTGCTGGACGACGGCGATGAGCGCGGCGGCGGTGGCCTCGTAGCTGTCCACCTGCACGGACCATGAGCGTGAGGTCATCTGCTCTTGCTCAAAGCTGCCCTCAGAATCCTTTGTTTTTGCAGATTCCATGTTGCCGGTGATGCTCACCTGACAGCTGGAGGCTTCAGGGACGGCATTGCCTCCGACGAATGCGCGGAAGTTCTGGCCTTTCAGTTTTTTTAATGCCATAGTTTTTTACTTTTTGGTGATTGTTACTGTCTGTTCGAAGCTGAAGGTGTCCGGGTGGTACTGGCAGATGGTGCGCGTCCACTTGGTTCCTTCTGGTAGAGAGTCAACCAATGTCTGGCACTGGCTGTAGATTTCCTCGCGGCTCTTGGCCGTGAGCTTCACGCTGCCCTTGCTGAGCAGTTCTTCCTTGAGTGATGTCTTGATGCCGTTATCCATTGTCTTCGGTGGTTAGATCAACATCGCACTGATAGCGGAGCACCTGACCGTAGCCGGGTTTCCATTCGTCGTACAGGATTGGTTCTGCCGTGAACTGGTAGCCGCTCACCTGGGTTTCGTTCTCTACGAAATAGGTGTGTACGACCTCGCGCACCTTCTGCGTCAGGTCGTGAAGCGCGGAGAGTGTGCCAGCCATGACGGTGATGCCTATCTGCACATGGTCGCAGTCGCTCTCGTAGGCATCGTCCTTCGTGGTCTGGTCGTTGTTCAGCCCGTCGAAGGTGACGATGAGATAGGGAACGGGCACATTGTCCGCGTCCTCTTCGGGCAGAGGGATGGCCGTGCCGTAGAGACGGGGCTGCTCGCTCCTGTGCTCCTCGCCCTTGCTGACGTAGGTTGTGATGGCCTCCATCAGTTCGGGCGATGACTGGAGGGCGGCGATGAAGATGCTGTCGGTCTGTAGGCTCATGCTGTCAGTCGATATTGATGGTTAATAATTTCGTTTACGACGAACTCCAGCAGACGACCGCCGACGTAGCCCTGCAAGTAGGCTGCCTGTTCCGTACCGAGTGCCACACCGTAGTATTCGGCGACGTGGGTCTGTACGTGGTCGGTCTCGTGGTCGATGGTGTTCAGGAACTCCCGCAGGCTGGTGGCTCGGCCTATACACACGATGCTTTCGCACCGGCCCATCGAGGTGAGCGTATAGCCTGCGTTCCATCCTTGCAGGTTGCTGACGGCATCTTCCACCATCTGCCGTGGGGCACCCAGCGAGCTGAGCATTGCGCCCACTTCGCCGAGGTCTTGCGGCCATACGTCGTAGAGTACGGTCACGTCCCAGTAGCCTTCGATGTCAAGATGCTGCGCTGTCATTCGTCAATTCACTTTAGAGTTGGTTGCGGTTCTCGGCACCGTTGCGCCCGTAGGCATCGCGCTGGCCTTTCAGGTAGGCTTCGCGCTCCTCCGGCGTCATGTAGTCGAGGTGCTGGCCTTCCATGTGCTTGTCGCGCATAGCCTGCTCGTAGCCCTCTCGGTAGCCGTTACGGTAGCCGTTCTCGAACTCACGGCCAACGGTCATGGTTCGGTAGTTGCCGCCCGTGCCGCCCGTTCGGAACTGGTGGCGCATCTGTTCGCGCATCTGCTCCTTCAGGTCCTGGCCGTCGTTGGTCATGATGATTGTTCCGCTGTTTGGATCGTAAATCATTTCTTTATCTGTTTTTATCGCAGTCGCCATGACTATGAATCTTTCTTGCCTCCTTTCGGAGCGGGGGCTGGTGTTGCGCCGCCGCTCAGTTTCTCCAGCAGTTCGAGCGTCTTTGCTTGCAAGTTAGTCATTTCTGACAGCTTGCCCTCCGTAGCCGCAAGGCGTTCCTGAAGTTGTTCGATGGTCTCAGCCTGCTTGCGGGTGGCCGCGTATTCTGGTCTGATGATTTCCTTGCACTTGGGGCCGTCCTGCTTCAGTTTCCTGTAATATGGCAGGTTCTGGAGAATCTTGTCAGCTTCGGCCACCTTATCGTCGATGATGCGTTCCGCCGTCTCACGGTTACCCGTGTAGATTTCCGGGTCGCGGCCAGCCACTTCGAGGCCAACGGGTAGCCCTGGCACCAGCCTGTCTTGACCACCGATGTTCACGGTGATGTCAACCAACTGGGAGTTGAGCGTGTTGTTCATCGGCCAGTAGGGTGCCGATTTGCCTTTCACTGTGCCGACGGCTACCTGTAAGCCGCCGTTGGTGCTGATAACGTAGAAGTTCGCACCGATTTGGAGTTCTGAAAAATTATTCATAGTCATAGTTCTTTTGATTGTTAATACTCTTGTTAATTATGTCGTTGCCGGAGCGGGTGTGCTCATCAGCTGGAGGATGTTGTTGCCGAGGTCGTTGAACACTTCCAGTACGCCTGTCCCCTGAAGGTCGGCCACCGTCACGGGCTGACCTCCGAAGAAGGTCAACTGACGGGTGTTGCCGTTCAGCGAAAGCGTCACGGGAAGCGCGGCATCGGTTCCTGCCGGGATGGCCGTGCCGATACGGACGTAAATCGTCCCGGTCGGTGCTATGTTGCGGTCGCCCATCGAGAGGTTGACAGCAGCAGTACCCACGGTGATGTTCGTCACCATCAAATACGGCACGTAACCGTCAACAAACGGCACTTGGTTACAATTACAGTTGCAGCAGTTCATGTCTTGCCTCCTTTCTCGTTTAGAAACCGCCGCGATAGCCGTAACCGGGATAGCCGTTGAAGCCTGGCCAGTTGCTGTTTGGGGTGTTGTTCACCACTTGAAGGTTGGGGTACTGCACGGGTACGGTGTTCGGCATCTTGTCCACAATCTCCTTGACGGTGGCCTGGATGGGAGCGAGCTGTGCGTTCACGTAGCCGATAATCTGTGAGGTCTGTGCGTTGATGTTGTCTTTCGTGCGAAGCTGGCTGATCTCGTCGGCCTGCTTGTCGATAATGGCCTGCATGTCGCGCTCGCGGGCATCGCAGAACTCCTTGATCATGGTGGTCTTCAGGTCGGCAATGGCATCCACCTGACGCTGGCCCTGTGCGTTGATGCTGCCCTTCAGGTCGTTGGTCTGCTCGATGGTCTGGATGCGTCCCTCATAACCCTGCTGGGTGGTCAGCAAGCGGTTGTCGCAGCAGCACTGAGCGAGCTGAGAAGCCAGGTTGCAGTCGCCCTGCTGGAGTGCGTTGATGACCTGGAGGAAGCCCATGCCGTTGGCACTTGCGAGTCCGGCGATAGCAGACTGTACGCTCTGAATGGCAGGAAGTACGGTGGCGTAGTTCTGCCCCATCGACGAAGCGAGGTTCTGGATGGCTGCGCGGCTGGCGTCGCCCTGTGCCGTAACAGCCTGGAGTGCGAGCTGGGTGTCAACAGCGGGACAGCCACAACCGCCACAGTTGCCACGGTTTCCGTAGCCGTTACCGTTGCCGAAGATGTTGGGGAAGATGCTGGCGATGACAGCGAAGCCGAGAATGTCTGTGAGGCTCGTCTGGCCGTTGTTACCGAACAGGCCACCGCCGTTTGCTACTGGGAGGATCATTCCTCCGTTCTGATTGCCTCCGTTCTGAGGAAGCTGAATGATTTCTGATGCCATAAGCAAAAAGAAATTAAATTGTTAAACTTATACATACGGCACTTTGCCGTACACTATACGGCGGTTTTTGTGTCTGAGGTTTACTCAAAAAAAAGAGTGCCAACATTTGGCACTCCATTGAATTTATATATTTTGTTTTTATCATTTTAGTTATCTTCATCGTAACAGATATATCGTACAAATGCTTTTTCACTTGAATGTCCTGTTGCTCGCAGAATCTTGTTTCTCGGAATGTTCCGCAGTGTGTTGATGGTGGCGAATGAACGCCTTGCGCTGTGCGAAGAAATAAGCTGGTATCTCAGTTTCGTCTCGCGGGTAATGATGCCATTGATTTTGTTGTCAATGTGCACCTCGTCCATGAAGTCCTCGCCTATATGGCGCAACAGTTCATGCAGATAGGTGTTGTAGTTATTGATGTCGCCGGTATATGGTGCATGGTAGCCGTATTTCTCCAGTATGGCAAAGGTGATACGGCTGTCGATGCTCAGCGAGTTGATAGGCACGAAACACTTGTTGCCGGTCTTCTGCTGGACTATCGAGAACTGACCGTTGCGGAAGTTCTCAGGACTGATGCGAACCAGGTCTGAATATCGTTGACCGAGGTTGCAGCCAAGCACGAACATGTCACGCACTCGCTCCAATGTATCTATCTTGTTCCGGCGCAGTTTCAGCACCTTTTTCGAGCGGAAACTGTATGTCGGCTCCTTGCCTATCTTGAAATGATAGATGTGCGAGATTTCATCAGGCGTGAGTGAAATCTTACTGGGGATATAGTTCGGGATGTCCACCTCGCTGTAACTCGGATTCAACTTCACACCATACTTGGACGACCAGTTCAGCACGGCAATCAAGTTGGCCTTCACATGTCCGATGGTGGAATACTTCAGCCCCTTGTCTGCGAGGAACGGCACAAAATGGTTCCAGAACACGCTGCTGATCATGGCGGGCATGATGGTACAACCGTACTGCCGCTCGATGTCCTCCAGCTTGTTGACCAGCATACGATAGTTCTGCTTGATCTTCGGGTGCGAACGCGACTTGATTTCGCACATCTTCGTGATGCACTCTATCAACGTGCATCTGCTCAGGTCGAGTGAGAACATATCGTTCATGCTCGAAGTCAGGTACTCGCGGAAGCCTGATCCCGCATTGCTCTG